AATGCAACTAAACAAGTTTCAACAAAAGTAGGTGCAGCAGCTTCAGGGGGTGGTGAGATACAATCTCCACAAGCAGCAGTAGCTAGTTCTGTTTCAGCACCTCCAGACCTAACATCTGTTAGTGGAACAGGCACAAATCAATTGGCAGAGGTTATAGCTAACCAAAACCAACAACCCATACAAACCTTCGTTGTAGCTAGTGAAGTAACAACTGCTCAGGGCTTGGAAAGGAACATTATTGATGGAGCTACTTTATAAATACAAAATAATTTAATTAAATCGTTATACAATTATGAGAATAGTAGAATTAATACTTGATGAAACTCAAGAGATAATGGGTATTGAAGCAATATCTATTGTAAACTCTCCTGCGATAGAAGCAGATTTTGTTGCTTTAAAAAGTGAAGAAATTAAACTAGCAGAAGTAAACACAGACAAAAAAATATTAATGGGACCATTACTCATCCCTAACAAACCAATCTTTAGGAACTCTGAGGAACAAGATGATTACTATATTTATTTTAGTAAAGATACAGTTGAGAGGGCAAGTCAGTTATACTTAAAAAATAGCAATCAAAATAATTCAACACTAGAACACAAACATGATTTAAATGGTTTGAGTTTAGTTGAATCTTGGATAGTTGAAGATACTGACATGGATAAATCTAAGAAGTATGGTTTCAATGTTCCTGTTGGAACTTGGATGGGTAGTGTAAAAGTTAACAATGATGAAGTATGGAATGAATATGTTAAAACAGGAAAGGTAAAAGGTTTCTCAATAGAAGGTTACTTTGCTGATAAAATGGAAAGACCTAAGGAATCATTAGGATTAACAAAAGAAGAAAAATTAATTAATAAAATTAAAAAAATATTACAATCATGATAACTCCTCAAAAATTTGAAAAAATTATAAATAAACTACCTCAAGACAAAGTTGAGTTAGAAAAAGTTAAACTAGGACTTCTGCAAGATGGTACACAGGCTGCGAAACAGCTACAAAGTATTAATGAAGAATTAAATGGTTTAAAAAGAGAATTAAAATCTATTCAGACAGCTTTTAATAAAAATGAAGATGAGGGTACTGAATTATTTAAATACTTACAAAAAGTTATTAGACAAGTTGATAGTGATTCAAAAAAGTTAGGAATAACTAGAAAAATCGTTGAGCTTACTCCTATGGAAAAAGCAGTTCAAGAATTTAGAAGAGCAATAAAACTCTAATATGAACAGAAAAATAACTAATTACATACCTGCTAGAAGTAGTCCAAGAGGGTCTACTAGAGCTTGTTTATGTAAAAATAAATTAACCTATTCAAGAGAATGCTGTAATCAGGATATTATGAATCAGGGGATTGGTGTAGTTACCAAAATAAATTAAAAATGCAAAATTAAATTTTAAAATCGTTATACTAATATTATGAAAAATCAAGAAATGCTTAATAAAATTAAAACGCTTCTTAATCTTGAAGTTAAACTTGAAGAAGCTAAGCTAGAGAATGGCACAGTTGTAGAAGCTGAGAAATTTGAAAAAGGTAGTGAAATTTTTATCAAGACAGATGATGAAAGAGTTGCTATGCCTGTTGGGGAATATATCCTAGAGGATGGTAAATTACTTGTCGTTGAAGAAGAAGGAGTTATCGCTGACATGAGAGACCCATCTGATGGAGTACCTGCTAAAGAAGATGCAGAGAAAGAAGAAGATGAGGATATGAAAAAAGAAGAAACAGAAGATTTAGAATACAAGAAAAAAGATGAAGAAGAAATGGTAGAAGAAGATGAAAGCAGAGATGATGGTAAAGAAGCTTCTGTAGATGACTGGAGTGGCATGGAAAAAAGAATTAAAAATCTTGAGGATGCAATCTCTGACTTAAAATCTAGGATTGGCGAAAAGATGAGTGAAGATGACAAAGTATTAAAATCAAGAACAGTCAAAGAAGAATTTTCAAAAGATAATAAAGAAGAATTATCTGCAGCTGCTGAGCCAATAAAGCACAGTCCAGAAGCAACATTTAGCGAGAAGAAAGAGAAGGTTTTTGCTAAAGGAAATATGAGAACTACTTTTGATAGAGTTTTAGAAAAATTAAATAAACAATAATAAATTAAATAAAAATGGCAACATACAAATATTCATCAAACGATGTAGAAAGAAACAGACCTGTTCAGGATTCTTTAGTTGGTAACAAAGCAATTTCAGTATCTGATGCAGGACAAGACCAAAATTCTAGTGGAGGGTCACATACACACACTTTACCAGAATTAAATTCTAACTATGTAGGTCTTACTTACAGATTTAGAAACTTAGGCACAGGGGGAACTCATGGATTAACATTAGACCCACATGCGAACAATAAAATTATAGGTTCTTTTACTCTAGCTGATTCAGTAGTTTCAGCTGCTAGTAATGGGGCAGGAGCAAATGGAAAACACATTGTAAATACAGCAGGTACTTCTAAAAAAGGAGACTGGGTTGAACTATGTGCAGTATCATCAACTGAGTGGGCTATTTGTGGCTCGCAAGGAATATGGGCATTTGAAGCATAATATATAAACTTTAAAAATTAATAAAAATGAATAATAGAAAAATTGAATTAGCAACTGCAACAAATATCACTACTACTTACGCAGGTGAATTTGCAGGTGAATATATTGCTGCAGCTTTATTGAGTGCTTCCACTATTGATGATGGGGGTCTTACTGTAAAACCAAATATTGCTTACAAAGAAGTGATTAAAAGATTAGACACAGGTGCAGTCGTTTCAGATGCTTCATGTGACTTTAATCCAAATTCTAGTGTAACTCTAACAGAAAGAATTATACAACCAGAAGAATTACAAGTCAATCTTCAATTATGTAAGAAAGATTTTATTAACGATTGGGAAGCTCAATCAATGGGTTATGGTATGGGAAGAAAACTTCCACCAAAATTTAGTGACTTTATGATTGCACATGTTGCAAATCAAGTAGCACAAAAAACTGAGCAAACTATATTTACAGGTGTAAATGCAAACGCAGGAGAATATGATGGGTTTGAAACATTAATGACTGCAGATGGTAACATCCCAGCAGGTCAAGATTTGGCTGCTGTTGGTGGTGGTATTAATGCAGGTAATGTTATCGCAGAACTTTCAAGAGTTGTAGATGCAATTCCATCAGCACTTTATGGTAAAGAAGATTTATTTATTTACATTCCAAGTGCAGTAGCTAAACATTATGTACAAGCTCTAGGAGGGTTTGCTGCAAATGGATTGGGTGCAAATGGTGTAAACGCACAGGGTACACAATGGTGGAACAATGGTTCTCTATCAGTAAATGGTGTGAAAATCTTTGTTTGTCCAGGAATGTCAGATGACAAAATGTTTGCTGCTCAAAGAAGTAACTTATACTTTGGTACTGGTCTACTTAACAACATGAATGAGGTTAAGGTAATAGACATGCAAGACATTGATGGAAGTCAGAATGTAAGATTTGTCATGAGATTTAGTGCTGGAGTTCAGTATGGAATTTCTGAGGACTTAGTTTACTATTCTTAAAAATTAAATTAACCAAAATCTAGGGTAAGTGGGATAAAACTTACTTACCCTTTTTTTATAAAATATATAAAATTATGGCATGTGCATTAACAACAGGAAGAAAAGTACCTTGTAAATCAGCATTTGGTGGTATTAAGACAGTATATATGGCAGATTTTCCTGTCACAGCTACTATTAATTCAGACCAAACGATAGATGCTTTCACAGGAAGTGTTAGTTGGTTTCAGTTTGATTTAAAAGGCAACTCATCTTTAGAAACAACAATTACAAGTTCAAGAGATAATGGAACAACTTTTTATACACAGACATTGAATATGACATTAACATATTTAGATAATGCAACTAAAAATGAATTACAATTAATTGCAGTCGCAAGACCTGTAATAGTTGTAGAAGATTACTATGGTAATCAATTTTTATGTGGGTATGAAAATGGCATGGAAGTAACAGGTGGCACAATAGTCACAGGAGCTGCAGCAGGAGACCTATCAGGATTCACTTTAGTGATGGAAGGTCTTGAAGAAACTGCACCTTACTTTGTGGATGCAGGAATAGTATCTGGAGCATCTGCACAAATAGTTCCTAATTAGAAACTCATTCTAATTAATCTTAAGAAAGCACTCTATATGGGTGCTTTTTTTATTTTTACA